CCTGAATTTGGGCGGGGAAGGAAAATAAACGGTTTTTTGGCGGGATTTCCCAAGCGATTTCCCAAGATGTTGAAAAATAAAGGGGCTTGAAATGACAAAGGAAAGCAAATCTCCGAAGAGTCTCGCGGAGCAGGCGGAAGAGATCCTTCGCATTGCAGAACAGCATGGCGTTGAACAAAACTTCTTCTTCATCACGACCTTCAGACGCTATCAAGTGCAGATAGAGTTGCTTGAAGAACTCGAAGCGACAATCAAGCGCGACGGCATGCTCGTAAGCAAGGAATATGTGAAGGGCAGAGAGAATGTCTACACTCATCCAGCGATTGTTGAATATAACAAGACTTGCACCGCTGCAAACCAGACAGTCTCCACGCTAATAAAGATAATCACATCGCTACGCAAGGATGCTGATGAGCAAGACGAACTCCTTGCATATCTTGGTTTCGCAAAATGAGCGACCTCAAGACATATTGCGAAGCGGTACTCGACGGCAAGATAGTAGCGTGCGAGAAAATCAAACGCGTAAGCGAGATGCTGCTTGAGGACATCACATGCCCGCAAGAGTTCCACTTCGATGAAGAACTTGCGCAGAAGCACGTTAAGTTCATCGAGACATTCTGCAAACAACCGAGCGGTCAACTCGGACAGCCTCTGAAACTTGCGCTTTTCCAAAGGGCGAGGCTCGAAGCGATATTCGGCATCGTGGACGACAACAACATCAGACGCTTCAACGAAGTGCTGATTGTTGAGGCGCGGAAGAACGGCAAGACCACCGAGTGTGCGGCGATAGAGATAGACCTCTTGCTCAACGATGGCGAAGGCTCGCCGCAAGTATACAACATCGCAACGATGCTCGAGCAGGCGAAACTCGGCTTCACGGCGGCGCATAACATGGTGCGCCAATCGCCCGCGCTCAAGAAACATATCCACAAGAGGGCAAGCGATTTATACTTTGCTGGCAATCTTGGCTTTATCAAGGCACTTGCGAGCAATACTAGTAACCTTGACGGTCTGGACATACACGGCGCGATTATTGACGAACTTGCGGCGATTAAGAACCGCGACATATATGACCTTGTGAAGCAGGCGATGGGCGCGCGAAGACAGCCGCTCCTTTTCTGCATCACAACAAACGGCTTCGTGCGCGGCGGCATATTCGATGCCCAGTACGAATACGCGAAGGGCGTGCTTGATGGCAGAATCCAGAACAAGCGGTTTTTGCCATTCATCTACGAGCTTGACAGCCCAGACGAGTGGGATAAGCCAGACATGTGGATTAAGGCTAACCCAGCACTCGGACATGTTAAGTCCATGGACTATCTCGCAGAGATGGTCGCGAAAGCCAAGGACGACCCCAGCTTCAAGCCGACAGTGCTCGTCAAAGACTTCAACGTGCCGCAGACAAGCGAGTCCGCATGGCTTCGCTTTGAAGACATTGACAATCCGACGCTTGCCGCCGACATTCTCGGCGACTACAAGTTCGACTACTTCATCGGCGGATTCGACGCGGCAGACACCACAGACCTCAATGCGGCGGTGGCGGTGTGCATGCGACCAAATGACCCGAATGTATACGTTCGTTCGATGTACTGGATCCCGCAAGAAGTAATCGACAGACAAGAGGCGACGGGCGATAGACGCGAGCGAGACAGCGTCCCGTACAGCCTATGGATTGAGCAAGGGCATATGCGGACGTTCGCAGGCAACAAGGTGGACAAGCGCGTCTTCCTTGAATGGTTCAAGGAACTACGGGACACGGAAGACCTTTATCCTTGGTATATCGGCTACGACCCTTGGCATATAGACGATTCGCTTCTCCGCGAGTTCAAAGCGGAGTTCGGCGAGAACAGCATGATTCCAGTCCGACAAGGAGTCATCACGCTATCAGCCCCGATGAAAGACCTTGCCGCCGAATTTAAATCCAAGCACGTTATCTATGACAATAATCCGATTGACAAGTGGTGCTTCATCAACACCGAAGCCAAGACCGATGTCAACGGGAATATACAGCCCGCGAAAGGTCGCGACTCTCGGAAGAGGATAGACGGTCTCGCGGCGCTACTAGACGCATATGTCGTCTTGCTGGACAAGAAGGACATGTACGTTGAGATGAATAAATAGGAGACAAGCAGCATGAGCCTATTCACGATGCTCTTCCCGAAGACAGCCGTTCAGGAAGCAACGGGGGGATATTTCGACACACTCACGGCATACACTCCGCGATTCACTTCGTTCAACGGCGGAGTGTACGAGGCGGCGCTTTGCCGTTCGGCGATACATACCTTCGCAACGCAGGTGTCGAAGCTCGAACTTAACAGCGACAGAGACGATGTCCGCAGGATACTGCATAAGCCGAACCCTTGGGCTACGACTTCGCAATTTCTCTACAAGCTCGCGACGACTCTCGAATGTGAGAATACCGCGTTCATCTTCCCGATTCTTGACCCGACAGGCGAGAAGATTATAGGAATCGTGCCTATCAATCCGAGCGATGCCAAGGTCAAGGAATATCGCGGCAAGCAGTATCTCGAGGCAAAGTTCCCACATGGCAAGGTGGCTATTGTGGAATTGTCTCGCGTAGGGATTCTCACAAAATTCCAGTACAAAGACCCGTTCTTCGGAAGTAAGGACAATCCACTTCGCCCTACGCTTCAACTCATCGACACTCAAGAGCAGGGCATTATGAACGGCGTGAAGACCTCTGCGGGCATTCGCTTCCTTGCAAAAATTGCGAACACGCTCAAGCCAGCCGACCTCGAAGCAGAGCGCCAGAGATTCGTCTCCAGCAACTTGACCTCGAGCAACAATGGCGGAGTCCTCATGTTCGATGCGAAGTATAGCGATGTGAAGCAGATTGAGTCCAAGCCGTTCGTCATAGACGACAGGCAAATGGCACTCATCAACGAGAACGTCTATACATACTTCGGGACGAACAAGAAGATTCTGATGAGCGACTTCACCGAGGATGAGTGGAACGCATATTACGAGGCGAAGATAGAGCCGTTCGCGATTCAACTTTCGCAAGTGCTAACAGCGCTTCTGTTCACTCCGCGCGAGATTGGCTTCGGAAACGAAATTATAGCGAGCGCGAACAGACTCCAGTATGCGTCGACAGCAACCAAACTGGCAGTCGTTCAGGCGCTCATGGACCGTGGAGTGATGAGTCTGAATCAGGCGTGCGATGTATTCCAGATGCCACATGTGGAAGGCGGAGACAGACGCTTCATTCGCCTTGAATACACAGACGTTGCGAATCTCGATGCGGTGCAAGGGCAGACCGAAGCGCCGACAGAAGAGGAAGGAGAAGATGAAAATGCCTAAAAGAGATGATAGAGAGTATAGAGCGATGCCAGTCTTCGCCGCAGCGGGCGAGGGCGATGAGTACATCGTAGAGGGATATGCCTCGACATTCGAGCCGTACGTGCTATTCGAGGAAGACGGCATAGCGTACAGCGAGCGCATCGAGCCAACAGCATTTGACGAAGCAGACATGACAGATGTCATCTTCCAGAGAGACCATAGCGGTACAGTTATGGCACGCACATCGAACGGCACGATTGAACTCACCGTTGACGAACACGGACTACACCAGAGGGCAGACCTCGGCAAGACCGAATCGGCGCGTCAGATGTATGAGGAGATTAAGGCAGGCATGTACACGCAGATGTCCTTCGCGTTCACAGTAGCGCAAGATGCGTATGACAGGGACACGAGGACACGCATAATCCAAAAAATCAAAAAAGTCTATGATGTTTCGGCGGTCAGCTTCCCCGCTAACCCCGGCACTGATATAGGAATCGCGGCTCGTTCTTTCTTCGACGGAGAGATTGAAAGAGAGAAGCAGGAGATGCTTGAGCGCGAAAGACGCATTCAGAGAATCCGCATACTTGCGGAAATCGAAAGGAATTGACATGGAAAGAATCACAGAGATTGAAGAGCGTCTCTCCGCAATCGCTGCTGAACTCGATACCCCAGAAGCTGACCTTGACGCGCTCGAAGAAGAAGTGAGAGCACTCAAGGCAGAAAAGCAGGAAATCGAAGAAAAGGCAGAGAAGAGAGCGGCTCTTCTCGAAGAAGTTGAGGTTCGCGGTGTCGTAGTAGAGACCTTTGAACCAGAAATCAGAAACGAGGAAAAAATGGAAACAGTAGAAATCAGAAACAGCAAGGCATATATCGACGCATATGCTGAATACCTTAAGACAGGCGACGACAAGGAATGCAGAGCACTCCTCTCCGAGAATGTTAGCGGCACAGTAGCCGTTCCTGAAGTTGTATACGAACTCACCAAGAACGCTTGGGAGAGAGATGAAATCGCTCGCAGAGTACGCAAGGCGTATGCGAAGGGCAACCTCAAGGTTGGCTTCGAGATTAGCGCAGACGGTGCTATCGTTCACACCGAAGGCACTTCCGCAATCTCCCCAGAAAACCTTGTGCTCGGCATCATCGAACTCGTGCCACAGAGCATCAAGAAGGCTCTTCAGGTATCCGATGAAGCACTCGACCTTCGTGGCGAAGAGTTCCTTCAGTATCTCATCGACGAAATCACTTATAGAATCTCCCGCAAGGCAGTAGAAGTTCTCATTGACAAGATTTCAGCACTCACAACAGTTGCAACAACAACAGCCGTATCCGTTGGCATGGTTACAGCATCCACCGTATCGCTCGGACTCGTTGCTTCTGCAATGGCAGAACTTGCCGACGAAGCAGCAGAACCAATCGTTGTTATGAACAAGGCTACTTGGGGCGCATTCAAGGCAGCACAGGCTGCAGGCAACTTCGGCTATGACCCATTCGAGGGACTCCCAGTAGCATTCAACAGCCACCTTCCAGCACTTGCAGCCGCCACAACTGGCGACACTTGGGCAATCGTAGGCGACTTCGGTCAGGGCGCGCTCTTCAACTTCCCTAACGGTGAAGGCGTAGACATCACTATCGACCGCATGACCTACAAGAAGGAAGACTTAGTTGAAATCTTCGGCAGAGAGTATGTCGGCATCGGTGTAGTTGCTCCTAAGGCATTCACGAAGATTGTTCTTGGCTAACTAAACAAATAAAGGGGAAAGACATGAAAACACTCATTGCAGTTCCATGTATGGACATGGTAGCCGCTCCTTTCGCACACTCACTCGCCGTCCTGAACAAGGTCGGCGAGTGCTATGTGTCATTCCAAATGAACAGCCTCATCTACGAGAGCAGGAATGCCCTCGTTAAGCAGGCAATTAAGGCAAACGCCGACTACATCATGTGGCTCGACTCCGACATGACGTTCGCGCCAGACACCATGGAGCGCATGCTCAAGCGCATGGAAGAGGGCAAGGACTTCATCAGCGGAATCTGCTTCCGCAGACGCAGCCCGTATACGCCAGCGATATTCAAGACGCTTGAATGGAGCGAAGAGGGCGGACGGACAGAGAGCGAGGGCTTCGAGAATTACCCGAAGGACAGCATCTTCGAGGTCGCTGCATGTGGATTCGCGGGCTGCATGACAAGTGTGCAGATGTGCATGGATATAATGCTAAACCACAAGGAGTGGTTCAGACCGCTCGAAGGACTTGGCGAAGACCTCTCGTTCTGCATTCGCGCTCGCGATTGCGGATACAAGATATATTGCGACTCAGGCATCAAGTTCGGACACATCGGACAAGTGCTCGTGGATGAGACATTCTATGAGGGGGTGCGCGCATGAGAATCCTAATCACAAGCCCGCTTCGGCAAGACCCGAAGATTTTTCAAGAACACCGAGAGGCGCTTGAGCGCTTGCATTTGCCAGAGGGCGTAAGCGTGGACTATTTCTGGGTCGTGAACAACTGCCCAGAGGTCATTCCTCTTCTCGCTGACGGCGAATACGTTGTGGCGGATACGCCTGACATGACCTACGGCAAGGACGAGATAGACCACAAGTGGTCTATGGATAACATGTTCTTCATGTCGAAGCTCCGCACAATGTGCATGCACCACGCGCTTTTTTACGGGTACGACCAAGTGCTTTTTGTTGACACGGACATCATACTTCAGCCTGATACGCTGGACTGGCTCATCGCGGCTGACAAGGACATTGTATGCGAGTGCATGTGGACACGTACTCCCAGTGGAGATATGTGGGCTAACGCATGGGACTTCGACCAGATAGGACTATGCTCCGACTCATACGAGACATGGAAGACGCCGGGGCTGTACCGAGTAGGTATGGCTGGAGCAATAACCTTGATAAAGCGAAAAGTCATCGCGGCTGGCGCAACGTATGAGCGTATTCCGAACATCATGACAGCGCTTCGCGGCGAAGACAGACACTTCTGCATCAGAGCGGCATGTCTCGGCTTCGAGATATGGCTCGATACGCACGCCCCAGCACTTCATCTTTACCGCGAAAGCGAGTACCAAGATTACATGAGGAAAAAAGAATGCTAGACATGATTCTGCTTGCTCTCCGCATTGACACGGAAGACATGGATGACGAACTGAATATGTACATCTCTGCCTGCGAGTACGACCTCGCCAGAGTAGGCATCGCGCAGATTAGCGAGACAGACCCTGTTATTCAGATGCTTGTGCAACTCTACGTCAAGGCGGCGCTCAACTTCCACGAGAATGGCGAGCGCTACAAGGAAGCGTATGAGAAGATGCGCGACGGGCTATCGCTTGCTGGCGACTACAACGGAATGGAGTAGGGATATGTACGACGCAAGAATCACACTGCTAGCAGAGTCGTTCGATGCTAACGCCTTTGGCGAGATGGTCTCCACGACCACATCGCATACAATATGGGCGCAGATTACATCGACCACACGCGCCGAGTTCTATGCGGCGGGCGAGCACGGACACAAGCCGAGCCTCGTGGCTATCACTCATTACACGAACTACGGCGGTGAAGAGTTGGTGTCGCTTAACGGCAAGAAGTATGTTATATATCGCACATACCGCGACGACAGAAGCGACGACATCGAACTCTACCTTGAGAGGAGAGTTGGGAATGGCACAGACGGTTAAGCCAGACGAATTGAGTTCCGCAATCGCCGCGAGGCTGAAGGTGCTCTCCGAATCGACCGCAACTGATATTGAAGAGGCGGTCATGGAGACATCCAAAGGCACGCTCGGCATCATTCGCGAGAAGGCGCAAGCATACGGGTGGAAAACATACCCAAAGAACCTCACTTATCGTAAGGGCGGCGAACGCGCGGGCAAGTTATATTCGGGCGCGACAATCTACGGCAAGAATGGTGCATATCGTATCGCGCATCTGCTTGAACACGGACATGCGAAGGTAGGCGGCGGCAGGACTCGCGCATTCCCGCACTGGGAGCAGGGCGAGGAATACGCCGAAAAGGAACTCATCGCAAACCTCAAAAGGAGAATCGAACGATGACAAGGACAGAGCTTTTCACGCTCCTCAACAGCATTCAAGGTTTCACAGGCAAGGTAGCCTATTTCTCGTTCCCCGAGAACGCAGCGCCGAGCCTGCCATTTATATGCTTCTTCACGCCAGAAGCGGACAACTTTGCCGCTGATGGCAAGGTGTACTACTCCGCAAATAGATACCAGATAGAGTTGTACACCAAGAACATTGACGAGACGTCAGAGACAGCGGTCGAAGGCGCGCTCGCAGACCGTTATTACACGAAGACCCAGATGTACCTCGAAGACGAGGGCGTATGGGAGACTATATACGAAATCGAGGTATAATCATGGCAAGTAAAGTTCAGTTCAATCTCAAGAACGTATACTATGCTGTACTGACCGAGACAGAGGTTGGTGGCGTATGGAGCGAATCCTATGCTACTCCAGTTGCAGTTCCGGGCGCAGTAAGCATCAACATTGACAAGACAGGCGAGAGAGCCGTATTCTACGCCGACGGTATCGAGTACTTTGAATCCTACGGCGCGACAGGCTTCGAGGGCGACCTCGAAATGGCGCTCATTCCAGACAAGATGCTAAAGGATGTCTGGGGAGACACCGAAGACGCAAATTATGTTCTGATCACAGAGGCAGACACCAAGGCGAAGCCATTTGCGCTGCTCTTCCAGATTGACGGCGATGACGAATCTACTCTCCGCGTAATGTACAGATGCACGGCTGATAGACCAGCAATCGCATCACAGACCACTACCGAGACGACAGAACCGCAGACTCAGACAATCGCCATCTCTGCAACGGGCAGAAAGAGCGACAATAAGGTGCTTGCGAAGACCACGGCAAGCACCACGACCACAACAATAAGCAGTTGGTTCTCGGCGGTATACCAGTAATAACAAGAACCCCCGCCTCATAACGAGGCGGGGGCAAAAATGCAAAGGAGTAAGACATGGATAGGATTGTAGAGGTAGACGGCAAGCAGCTCAAGATGACGGCAAACGCGAGGATCCCGCGCATATATCGCAACACCTTCGGAAGCGACATGCTGCTCGATATGCAGAGGCTGTACGACTCGTATAAGGACGTACTCGACGAAGGCGCAAGCATGCCAATGGAGATGCTGACGATTTTCGAAAATGTTGCGTGGGTGCTTCTCCGTGAAGGCGGCGAAGAAGTGGGAGACAGCCCAGACGACTGGCTGGAATCCCTCGACGGCATCTTCTCTATCTACGAAGTGCTGCCGCAGATTCTCGAATTATGGTCGGCGAACATGGCGACCACATCCACTCCTAAAAAAAAATAAAACCGACAGTGCGTCCTCATACGGGGGCAGAGTTCATGCTCCGCTGCTGTGAACTCAATCTATCGGAAGAAGCCCTAGCGGGCATGACGATGGGCATGGTCTACGACATGCTCGCAGAAAAAGCAAATGACAGCGAGGAGTATCCTATCAGGGCGACTCGCGAAGATATAGCATCGTTCTTCGGGTGATTCTATGGCGACAACAAAAATAAAAGGAATAACGCTCGAAATCGGCGGCGACACCACTGGACTAGAAAAAGCCCTCAAAGACGTCAATGCCGAAACGAAAACGACGGAAAAACAACTTAAAGAAGTCGAGAAACTTCTGAAACTTGACCCTACCAACACAGATTTGCTTGCGCAGAAACAGACGCTTCTCGCGCAGAAGGTCGAGAACACAGAGAAGAAACTCGACACGCTCAAGAAGACGCAAGAAGCGTTCGTAAAGCAAGGCGGCGACATTACCTCTGCGGGCTACATTGCTCTGCAACAGGAAATCAAGGAGACAGAAGTCGCGCTTGAGTCCGCGCGCAAAGCCAGCGACTCGTTCAGCATCAGCGTCGCAAAGGCTCAGCCAGAACTCGGCAAGGTTGCCGACAAAGCGCAGCTCGTGGCAGACAAGACCCGCTTGATGTCCAAGGCAGCCGCAGGCGCGCTTGCAGGTATAACCGCAGCGGGTGTCAAGGCGGCAAGGACAGCGGACGAACTCAACACGCTGGCGAAGCAGACGGGCTTCTCGACTGACGAACTGCAAAAGTTCCAATATGCAAGCGAACTCGTGGATGTCTCTATGAGCGACATCGAGAGCGCGGTAAAGCGCCTCAAGAAGAATCTTGACAGTACAACACTGCAAAAACTCGGCGTTGAAGCACGAGATGCCAGCGGGGAGTTCCGCAACATCAACGATATTTTTTACGACACGCTCGATGCGCTGTCGAGAATTGAGAACGAAACCGAGCGCGACAAACTTGCCATGGACATCTTCGGCAAGTCCGCAGATAGTCTTGCAGGCATTGTCGACGATGGTGGCGCAGCCCTGAAAGAATTTGGCGATGAAGCGGCTAATCTTGGACTTATCATGGGCGAAGACACGCTTTCTGAACTCAACGAGTTCAATGACACGCTGGACAAACTCAAGGGGCAGGCGACAGGCACACTTATTAAGGCAGCAGCCAAAGCACTCGAAGCACTCCAGCCAGTGCTTGAAAAAGTGATCAACGCGGTCAGCAGGCTGCTCGAATGGATAGGCGGACTGAACGAGAAGCAAGTCAGCATGGTTCTGACGATCCTTGCGGTCGTGGCTGCAATATCACCTATCGCGGGAATTATATCAGGCATCGCCTCGGCAATCTCATTGCTCTTGCCGCTGCTCGCAACGCTGGCAGGTCCAGCGGGGCTTATCGCCGTTATTGTAGGTGCAGTTGTCGCAGCGGTAGTGCTTATCCGCAACCATTTTGACGAGATTAAGGCGAAACTCGCCGAATTCAAAGAAGCGTTCATCAACGCATTTTCTGGACTTGTTGAAATTGCGAAAATACCAATCAACGGCATCATCACTCTGATGAATAGAATGATTGCGAGGGTGAATGGTCTCATTGATCGAATCAACAGCATCGGCGATGCGTTCCGCTCACTCGGCATCAATCTGCCGACAATTGGAAACCTCAAGGAGATACCACTACTCGCAAGCGGTGGCGTCCTCACAGGCGGTTCGGCGATTGTGGGTGAAGCAGGCGCGGAACTGCTAACCGTTGCTCATGGGCAGGCGGTCGTTAGACCTCTCACGAGCGGTGGTGGCGGCGGTGGCATCACGGTCAATATGAACAATACATTCAATGGTTACACGTCGGCGCAGGGCGCAGCCGCAAGCCGCGACCTCGTACGCCAAATCAATAGAGCGTTAGGGAGCGCATATTAATGAGCGTCAGACAATTCAAACTCATCAATGATAGCGGTCAAGAATTCGACCTTATGCGCACGGACGCATTCTTCCATGCCCCAGACGGACTCGGCTTCGACATCGGCTTCGATGTGGTGGAGATAGGCGACTCGTATCTTGCGGCGCACGAACGCATAGAGCAGAAGCAAGTATCAGGCGAAATAGTGTTCGCGGGATACAGCCAGTACAGCGAATTCATGGCGTTCATATCAGGCAGCGACATGCTCCGCCTCGCATACAAGCCGCAAAGCACATGGTATTATCTCGACTGTCGAATCGCGAGCCTTGGCAAAACGGAGATAAGCACGAGCCAAGTGCTGATATGCCCGATAACATTCCTCGCATTCTCTACATGGTATGCGAGCGTTGTGGCACAGCAGGCGGAGACTCCGACAGATGTCGGCAAGGTCTACTCCTATACATATCCATACGTATACATCGACAGCGAGCTTGCAGAGGTTCGCCTCAACGGAATCCTCGTGGCATCGCCACTCAAGATTCACATCTTCGGTGCATGCACTAATCCGTCTTGGGCATTGTCGCAAGGCGGCGAAGTCATCGCACGAGGCGCAGTCAGCGTGAGCATCGGCGCAGGTCAAAAACTGGTTGTGGACGCGAACCCATCATCAATGGAGATAGCACTTTACACATCAGGGAATACGTATGTGGCGGACGAGTATCAAGCGAGCGACTTCTCGACGGCTCGGTTCATATATGCGCCAGTCGGAGATTCGACGCTCACCATTACCGCGGAGAGCGGCGACATTCAGGCGGTCGTAGAGGTGTACAAGCGTGAGTTATCCGTATAAGGTCGAGATATTCGACCGCGACTTCAACTACATAGGCTTCGCTCCGATAGAGCGACCGACCATCACCTTCGACTACCTGTCTTATGAGGACGTGGTCGTTATCACGACGAGCATCGAGGCGAGCAAGGGGCAGTACGCTCACATCACGGACGTGTACGGCGCGACAGTATATCAGGGATATGTGAAGAGCGTAGAGGCGGGAAGCAACGGCATCACGGCTCTAACGCTCGCTCCGCTAATATCACTATTCGATGTTGAGGCGGCGGTGGGTACGCCAACACAGGCAAGCGTAGAGGCACAGCTCGCAGCAATCATCGACGCGCTATTCTACTCGAACGCAGACGCGCTCCAGAATATCACGGGCTTCGGCGGCTGTACGACAACAAGCGCGACTTCTGGCTCGCTTAACTATGACAACGAGGTTCAGAACGTCTATAACCTCATTGTGTCGGCGATGACCGCATATGGAGTGGTGGTGGACGCGTCATTCAATCCGAAGACGGAGACGTATAGCATCACCATTGGCAAGCCGAGCGGAAGTATTACAGTAGAACCTACGCTCGAGGGCGTGATAGAGAGAAGTATCACGCTCGAAGATGCCTACGGCGCGCTCAACAAGATAACGCTCATCGACGCAGACGGCGTAGAGGCTGATGTGGTCTACTACCTACATACTGACGGCACAGTCTCGACGACCAACGCCGATAGGGTAGAGCCTGTGTTCTTCACGACGAAGACCATACGAGCGACAAGCGACCTAACATTCGCGGAAGTGGCGGAGAACGAGGCTAATGCCGCGCTGCTGCCACAGGCGTACAACAATCTAATTGAATTAACCGTGCCACTCGGAAGCAGGGTAATTCCGACTGATATGCCAATCGGTCAGGAATGCCAGATTCTAATAGACGGCGCGTCATATACGACAGCCCTCACGGGCTTTGAAATAAACGGAAATATCAAACGACTCACATTCGGCACAGTTCGGATTGAGTTAACGAAGAAATTGAAGATGAGGTAGAGGATGAGCATTTCACTCAAGCAATTCGCAGGCAGCGTTGTCGCTCCGGTCGATGATGCGACATGGTACGAGTTCATATACGGAAAGGCAGGCTTCTTCAAGGGCTGCGAGCCTTCGTTCGTGTCCGACAACGTAATCCACATCACAGCAGGCTACGGAGTTATCCAAGGCAGAGTGTTCGAGATAGAGGCAGAGGACATCGCGGTAGACCTCTCGAACACCGACACGCTTGGCAGGCTCAAGGTAGTTGTCGACACGACAGACGCAAGCACTCCGATTTCATTCGAGAGCGAGACAGCATCAGGCTCACTGCCTGCACTAACACAGCAGGACATCAACGGTAGCGGCACGATATTTG